GTGATCACATTTAGATAGGCGGTGTCTGTTTTTATGCATCCCTTTTGGTTTTGTGATCACAAACCTGAAATGTGACATATTTACAACACTTTTTTAGCCTAAATTGTCGTTATATCAGTTGGAATATGCAACAAAAGCAAAGACTTAGAGCAAAACAGAGCAGAAAAACAGCAGCAACAACAGAAAAGAGAGGGGCGGCGAGGGCCAGTGGGGGTATATACGCTCTACGTATACGTACAAGCACACAGAAGTGATTTTTGAAACGGCTAAAACTTCCTTGATTTTAACTATATACGTAAGTCATTGATATTAAAGCTGTTTTAGAAAAACGTCTATATAGTAGCACGGTTCATAGCCTACATAAAGTAGGACATAATGTCGCACTTAGCTAAATAAGCGCTTGACACAGCCTGATATATGTGTATAACTGCGTAGCAGTAGCAGGGTATAGTTAAACTTTAAGTGTTTAAACTTAATCAAGTAGTAAATAAAAGATAGTTTAACTAAATAAAGAGTGTTGCAAATAAGGTAGTGGACATAGGAAGAGTTTAACTCTATAGTTTAACTATTCCCTTGACAAACCTTCCTTATATCTGTATACTAATTACAGTAACACAATAATAAACGTAACAAATAAGTGTTACACTGGTACGTGTCACAAATAATATGTGTCACTCTTCCTCATGTCTCCTCCTCTCACACGTAAGTTTGCGGCACGTACCTTTATTTTTTTTAATATAAGGTATTGACTTTGAATAAAAGACAAGTAAAACTATACTCATCTGATAATGTCATAGAAGAGTTTTACTCAGCATTAGTCTCTGGTGACAGTAAAGCTTTAAGGCGTATACATATTCCTAAGTCTGACGTATTCTATGTACGTGCAGCAATAGAAAGTGACACAGGAGTGCGTTACACTCTAGATCACGTAGAAAGAGCTATGTACTTAGAGGGTTGGATAGAGCGCAAAGATGTGTTAGACCCTGACAGAGAACGTGAAGGTGTTGGATAGATGGCAACAACTAAAGATGTAGAACGACTTCCTAGCGGTAAACTGAAATACCGTGGAGAGACTTACCCCGGCTACAACAAACCCAAGAAAACTCCGGGTGGTGCTAAGAAGTCTGCTGTGTTAGCTAAGAAGGGCGACCAAGTAAAGGTTGTACGCTTCGGTGATCCTAATATGTCTATCAAGAAAGATCAACCTAACAGGCGCAAATCCTTCAGAGCAAGACACAACTGTGATACAGCGACAGATAAATTCACAGCTAGGTACTGGTCTTGTAAGGCTTGGTGATATTATGAAGGCAACACTGTTAGCACACTTTCCGTTGCCTTACATGCCATTTGATACACACAAGAATATCGTGTTTGAAAGTGGGAAGAGTGAGAAAGAGACAAGGGTAGAGGAAACACATAAGGCTGTAGACAAGAAAGCATACTTGTATAGACACGAAGCTCCTTATGCTTACCACCCCCATCATACAGAAAAGCAGCCAGAGGGGTTGCTAGTAGACTTTGTGGTAGCATGAATGGACCCATTAACGATATTCGCAGGTGTGAAGGCAGGAATAGCTGCAGGTAAAGAGATAACATCTTTAGCTAAGGACTTAGGTTCTCTGTTTGATGCTATAGACTCAGCTAAGTCTGATCACGAAAAGAAGAAGAATAGCCCTTTTACATCAGCTAATGAAGAGGCTCTTGATACATTTGTAAAGCGTAAGCAAGCAGATGACATAGAAGAGCAGCTACGCCAGATAGTGATATCTACTAGGGGCTTCTCTGCATGGAATGAACTTCTTGCTCTACGTAAAGACATACGTGTACAAAGGAAGAAAGCCCTAGCAGAAAAGAAGAAGAAACAAGAAGCGTTAATGGAACAGATACTAATTTATGGTAGTGTGATATTAATACTTGCATTTATCTCAGGGTTTGGTATACTAGGATTGATGTACTATACAGGTAGGTTATAATGGCTAAGTCTACACCTAAAGACCCTGCTCTTTGGTCACGTGCTAAGGCAGCAGCTAAGAAGAAGTTTAAAGTATACCCCTCTGCTTACGCAAATGCTTGGGCCGCTAAATGGTACAAGGAAAAAGGCGGTAAGTGGAAGGGCGGCAACAACAAGGTGGCATGATAATGGCTAAAGGTGTTAAGCATTACTTTAAGGATGGCACAGAGTATAAGGGTGGTACGCACAAGATGCCTAATGGACAGCTACACTCAGGTAAAACGCATGGTAAAACCAGTAAGCGTTTGTATCACTTTAATGAGCTAAGTGCTACAGCTAAGAAGAAAGCCAAGAAGTAATGGCTAAGCGTGGTGGTCTTGGACAGTGGTTTGACGAGAAGTGGGTAGATGTTAAGACAGGCAAGCCATGTGGCAGAAAGTCTGGCGAGAAGCGTAAGTCATATCCTGCCTGTAGACCTGCAAAGGTAGCCTCTAAGATAAGCAAGAAAGAGGCACAAAAGAAAACTGGACCTAAGAGAGTTAAGTGGTCTACAACAGCATCAGGAAGAAAGAGGAAAGCATAATGATGAACAAAGGCATGAAAGCACTAAAGAAAGAAGCACCAGAAGTAGCTAAGAAGATGGGCTACGCCTATGGTGGTATGGCTAAGAAGAAGGGTTACAACAAGGGTGGGTACGCAAAGTGTGGCGCATCTAACCCAACAAAGCGGAAAGCAAAATGAGCAAAAACAAATACTATCACAAGTATGAGAAGCAACTTAACAAGGCTGGATATACAGTAGATGCAGAGGGTTACGTATGGGATGCCTCTGGTAATCAGGCTGCAGGTGAAGATACATACGGTAACGTACAAAGTAAAGACCCTAACGTAACAGACATATGCCGTATTGCAGAAGAGTCTGGTATCCTTAATAAGGTCAAGAAAGCTGTGAAGCCTAAGAAGAAAATGAAACGTGCAAGGAATGGCAAAGGCCACTACATTGCAGATGACCCCAATACACCAGAGAATGAAGCGTGGGTAGAGGATAAGTAATGGTAGAACTTCGCAACTTTACTACTTCCACAGAGGCGGTAACTGTTACAGCTACGTCTGGTGGTGCTAGTGGTAATGTTGTATATACGTGTCCACCACATCACGATGCTACCGTAGATTTTCTTCACGCAAGTAATGGCTCTTCTTCTACACAAAATGTTACCCTGCAGTTTTATCATGCTGATACTAATGCATACCATCATTTATTAAATGATAAGGCTGTGGCAGGTAAGGATGTGTATAATGTTGTGACTTCTGACAGAATACATATGCATGAAGGTGATAAGATCGTAGCTTATGATGGAGCAAGTGGAGACATGGAAATCTTTATATCTGTAAGGCAATTCTATAACCCTAGCAGATAGCGGCTATGCAAAGATTGTATCTACTATAGCGCTAACAAGTGTGTATAACTATCTCCACGCACACTAACAAAAAGGAGATAGTGCAATGAAAAAATGGTTTAAAGCTGCGTTTAAAGCTATTGAAAATGGACAGAAGCGCAGAGCAGAATACATACTGCTGAATACCCTGAGTGACCGTGACCTAAAAGATATAGGCATTCATCGCTCACAAATAAGAGGAATAGTTTATGGCGAGAACTCTGACTGATAAGCAGCAGCGATTCTTAGATGTATTATTTGATGAGGCTAATGGTGATGTCGTCGCAGCTAAAAAGTTGGCAGGTTACGGCGACAACAGCAGCACTGCAGCGATTGTTGAATCTCTGAAAGATGAGATTGGTGAGAAAACTAGAAGCTTCTTTGCTCGTACTGCACCTAAAGCAGCTATGGCTATGGTTGGCGCATTATCTAAACCAACTGAGCTTGGCATAAAAGAAAAGATGGTTGCGGCTAAGGACTTGCTTGACAGGGCAGGTCTAGGTAAAGTAGACAAAGTAGATGTAACATCAGGCGGCGGTATCTTTTACTTGCCGCCCAAAGAAGGTGATAACGAATAGTACCACAAAGAGAGTTAGGCTTTTGGCAACTACCAAAGCCGCCTAAGAACCACAACAAACAATGGCATGAAATAGTAAGAGTAACCAAGAAGATACCCTTCGGTTATGAGGTACATCCAGAGAATGATAAGCGGCTTGTACCAATTATTTCAGAACTAGAAGCGTTAGAGCTTGCTAAACAACATCTTTTGCAGTATAGTTACAGAGCAGTAGCTAACTGGTTAAGTGAAGAAACAGGCCGCTATATATCGCATATGGGTCTAAAGAAGAGAATAGAAGTTGAGCGAAGACGTAAAAAAGCAGCTACAATTAAACGTAAGTTTGCCAAGTGGCTCGAAGAAACCCTTGAGGAAATCGAAAGGCTCGAAACGCAAGGGGTCGGGGCATACTCAGAAGGAAGTAGAGACAGTTGAAACAGTCGTTACCCCCCAAGAGACTGTACCTGCTCAAGTAGCTGCACCTGAGTTTAACGTGGAAGAAGCACAGGATATTGTCTTCAAACCAAACCCCGGCCCTCAGACATCTTTCCTGAGTGCGTCAGAGCGTGAGGTTTTATATGGGGGTGCAGCAGGTGGTGGTAAGTCATACGCTATGCTTGCTGATCCATTACACGGTTTAAACGATCCTAGATTTTCAGGGTTGTTAGTACGACATACTACAGAAGAACTAAGGGAACTTATACAAAAATCTCAGGAGCTATATCCACGTGCTATACCCGGTATCAAATGGTCAGAGCGTAAGTCTCAATGGATTTCTCCTAAAGGGGGTAGACTGTGGATGTCCTATCTCGACAAGGATATGGATGTTACAAGATATCAAGGTCAGGCTTTTAACTGGATTGGATTTGACGAACTTACTCAATGGCCTACACCTTACGCTTGGGATTATATGAGATCACGTTTACGTAGTGCAGCAGCGAGGGAACTCGGCTTGTACATGAGAGCAACAACAAACCCCGGCGGTGCAGGACATGCTTGGGTTAAGAAAATGTTTATTGATCCTTCCCCTGCAGGTAGGGCGTTTTGGGCTACTAATCTTGAAACTGGCGAAACTATTACATACCCTAAAGGACACAGTAAGGAAGGTCAGCCTTTGTTTAAGCGTAGGTTTATTCCTGCGTCTTTGTTCGACAACCCCTACCTGTCAGAAGAGGGAGACTATGAGGCAATGCTCTTGTCTCTCCCAGAGCATCAACGAAAGCAACTCCTTGAAGGAAATTGGGACATCAACGAAGGAGCAGCCTTTCCTGAGTTTGACAGAACTACCCACGTTATCGAACAGTTTGAAATCCCTGACAGTTGGGTTAGGTTCAGGGCTTGCGATTATGGCTACGGCAGTTACACTGGTGTCCTCTGGTTTGCTGTTGCTCCTGATGAACAACTAATAGTCTACCGTGAAATGTACGTATCAAAAGTTACTGCATCTGACTTAGCAGATATGATACTAGAAGCAGAAGCACATGACGGTGGTATGAGATACGGTGTGCTGGATTCCTCTTTATGGCATAACCGTGGCGACACTGGCCCGTCACTAGCGGAGCAGATGAACATGAAGGGGTGTCGGTGGCGTCCCTCAGATCGTTCCAGAGGGTCACGTGTC